TACCCAGCTACCTCAACACGTTCCTGCGGCTGAACCTCAACGTATGGACGACGGCTGAGACCGCGTGGATCCCCGACGACATCTTCATGCGCGGTGCCGACCCGCTCCCGCCCGACGAGGTTCTGCGCGGGCTCCCCTGCTGGGGCGGCCTCGACCTGGCCTCCACCACCGACCTCACGGCGTTCGCGCTCTTGTTCCGCGACGACGAGGCGGACTGCTTCTACCTCAAAGTTCACCAGTTTGTCAACCAGGACAAGGCCGAAAGCAAGAAGCTGAGCGCGGGCATCGACTACATGCGCTACGCGAAAGAGGGCCACATCACCGTGACGCCCGGCAACGTCACCGACTTCCGCATCGTGAAAGAGCACATCCTCGAAGCGGCCGCCAAGTACGACCTGCGCTCCATCGGATACGACCCGCGATTCTCGACCTACATCGTCAGTGAGCTTATCAGCGAGGACGTCGACATGCGGCCGATGGCGCAGAACATCACCACCATGAACGGGCCTACCAAGGAGTTCGAGATGCAGGTGATGCAGGGAAACATCGTGCACGGCGGCAACGAGGTGCTGCGCTGGCAGATGGGATGCGCGGTGGTGTACACCGACGTCAACGAGAACAAGCGCGTGACCAAGGAACGCAGCGAGACCAAGAAGGTAGACGGCATCATCGCCTCCATCATTGCCATGAACGAGTACAGCCACTTCCGCACGAGCGGCAGCGGCGAGGAGTTCTGGGGCGTTATTTCGCTTTGAGTACTTTTGACGCACATGGCTACTATCCTCGAGCGCCTCGGCATCCAAAAGCGGGCCCGTGTGGGCAAGTTCGACAGCGCCACCATCGCGCGTGAGCTGGGCGTCTTCATGAACACCGGCTCGGGCGTCACCGTCACCGAGCAGGGCGCCCTTGCGCTCTCGACCGTGTACGCGTGCATCTACCGGATTTCGTCCACCTGTGCGTCACTCGCCCTCAACATCTACCAACGCAGCGGGCGCGAGGTGACCTTGGCCGAAAGCCATCCGGCATTTGACCTGTGCCGGTACGAGCCCAACGGCTACCAGACGGCCTACGAGTTCTGGGAGGCGCTCTACACCCAGGCGCTCATGTACGGCGTGGGCTACGCCATGATCACCCGCGACAACCGCGGCGACGCCACGCAGCTTGACATCCTCCACTACTACGACGTCGAGCCGAAGATTATCGCAGGCGAGAAGGTGTACGTCGTAAAAGACCTGGGCATCGTGCGGCCGGAGAACATGTTGGAGCTGGCCAATCACGGCCGCATGAGCCCGCTGCGCACGCACCGCGAGAACCTCGGCCTGGCGAAGGCGGTGCAGGACTACGGCGCCGACTACTTCGGCAACGGTGCACGGCCTACCGGCATCCTCGCCCCCGAGCAGCCGATGAAAGCGGAGCAGCTCGCCCAGCTGGCGAAGTCGTGGAAGGAGAGCAGCGACGCAGGCGTGAAGCTGCTGAGCTACGGCATGAAGTACCAGGCGCTCACCATCCCGCCCGACGAGGCGCAATTTATCGAGACGCGCAAGTTTCAGGCGGAGGAGATTTGCCGCATCTTTTCGGTGCCGCCCGACCTGGTTCAGGTGCCTGGCCAGTCGACCTTCAACAACGTCGAGCAGCAGTCCATCCAATTTGCCCGCCACACCATTACGCCCTGGGCGGTGCGGCTCCAGCAGGAAGTCGACCGCAAGCTGATTCAGTCCTTTCAGCGCCCGCAGATCTACAGCCGCCACGACATGACGGACCTGTACCGCGGCGACATGGCAGCCCGCGCGAACTTCTACACCCAGATGCTGCAGGCCGGCGTGGTCTCCATCAACGAGGTGCGGATGAAGGAGGACATGAACCCGGTGACCGGCGGAGACGTGCACACGGTGCAGGTCAACCAAATTGCGCTCGAGTACTTCGGCCAGTATAGCGAAAAGCTCGCCCACGAAAGCGCCGAATCGAGCGGCATGGAAACGCAAGAACACAACGGAAACAATGACACAGACAACGACAACGCCTGAAGCGCCCGAGCAGGTGCGCTCGCAGTACGGCGAGGCGGTGGAGCTGCGCGTCAGCGAGGTGCGTGCCGCCTCCGACGACACCCTCACCGTCAGCGGCTACGCGGCGGTATTTGACGACATCACCGACATCGGCTATTTCAAGGAGCGCATCGCACGCGGAGCATTCGAGGGCGTCATGCAGGACGACGTGCGGCTGCTCATCAACCACACCGGCGTGCCGCTGGCGCGGACCACGAACGGCACCCTCGACCTCGAGGTGGACGACACCGGCCTGCGCTACACCGCGCGCCTGGCTGACACCACCGAGGGCCGGGACCTGTACAAGCTCATCAAGCGCGGCGACATCTCGCAGAGCTCCTTCGCATTCACGATTGCAGACGAGGACTGGGACCGCAAGGCCAACCTGCGGACCATCACCCGCATGGGCGCTTTGCTCGACGTCAGCCCGGTGACCTACCCTGCCTACCCGACCACGACGGTGGCGGCCCGCGCTAAGGCGGCCGGCCCGGAGGACGAGGTGGTCGAAGAAATCATCGAGGCCATCGACGCACCTGTAGAGGCTGCGCAGGCCGAGCCCGAAGTACGAAACACCCCTATCTCACCAGTGCATAAATTAGCACCCAATAAACCCACCCACACCATGAACTTGAACGAGTTGAAGGCGCTCCGCGCCAAGCACTACGAGGAGCACGTCGCCCTCGTCGAAGGAACCGACCGTGACGGTCGTTTGATGACTGAAGCAGAAGAGCAGCGCGCGGCGTGGCTCGTCGGCGAAGTCGAGGCTTTGGACAAGAAAATTAAGCACCGCGCAGATCACGAAGCCATGGTGGCCCGGATGGTCGGCGGCGAGGCTGTGAGCCGCAGCGAGCAGCGCGAAGTCGAGCGCGTGCATGGCCGTTTCTCTTTGAGCCGTGCCGTAATGCAGGCAGCCAATGGTCGCTCTTTGGAGGGCGCCGAGGCGGAGTGGGCACAGGAGGCACAGCGCGAGATGCGGGCTCAAGGCTTGCAGTCGGTCGGCCAGGTGGCTATCCCGTCCAAGGCCCTTTTCCGCGCAGGCGCTGCGGACAACTTCCAAGCCGACAGCGGCGACGGCAACGGCTTTGTGGCTACGAACGTGCCAGGGGCTATCGAAGCTCTGCGCGCTCCGTCTGTCATTGAGCTGTTGGGCACGACGACGCTGCAGGGCATGACGGGCAACCTGAAGTTCCCGCGGGTTTCTGTGAAGGCAGCAGCTACGCTCGAGGGCGAAGTCGACGCTAACGCAGCAGCAGGCCTTGAGATGGACGAGCTCACGCTCTCTCCGCAGCGCGCATCTGCAAAGACGACCTACTCGAAGCAGCTCCTCCTCCAAGGCGGCGCAGCAGTCGACATGGTCATCGCACAGGAGCTGCAAGCAGCAATGAACGCTATCATCGACACGACGGCGTTCGACACCTTGGACGGTGCCAGCATCAACAACCAGTCGACGGACGGCACGACGACCTTGACGTCGGCTATCGCGGTTGCTATGGAAGCTGCTGTGCTCGCCGCTGGCGGCAACCTTGCAGCAGCCCGCTACGTCATGAGCCCGTCTGCTTACAAGTTCGCAAAGAACATCGCGCAGGTGGCATCGGTTTCTGCCCTGTACGACCTCGGCACGAACACGTTCAACGGCTACCCGGCTGTAGCTACTCCGTACCTCACGGACGCGTCTTCGGGAGTCGGTCAGATGTTGTTCGGTAACTTCCAACAGGGCTGCATCCTCGCCTACTTCGGCGGTATCGACCTCTTGGTTGACCCGTACAGCGCAGCAGGCACGGCGCAGATTGTCCTGCACGTGAACCGTTTCTTTGACTTCGACGTGCGCCAGGCTGGTGCCCTCTCGAAGATCATCGACATCAACGCGTAACTGCAGAGCTGAGCACATAGCAAAGGCCCGGGGCACTCCCCCGGGCTTTTGTATTTTCGGCCCATGATGACAGTGACCATCACCAGCGCGCCAGTGCTCGACTCGATCGTGACGGTGGCGGCGCTCAAGGAGTTCCTCCGCGTGGACCACGCCGACGAGGACACGTACATCACCGCCCTGCGGCAGGTGGCCATCACCTACGTCGAGGCGATGACGGACACGCGCCTGGGCGACGTGACTGCGGTGGGCTACATGGACAGCTTCTACCCGACCCGCATCCCCATCGGGCCGGTGGCCTCCATCAGCAGTGTGACCTACCTGTCGACGGCCAACACGCTCCTGACCTTGGATGCCTCAAAATACTACTACGACCTCCAAACGAAACCCGCACGACTGCAGTGGGTGAGCCCGCCCGACCTGTACACCGACGCGCTCAACCGGGTGCGCGTGAACATGACGGTGGGCTACGCGGAGGCTGACATCCCGACGCCGCTCCTGCAAGCCGTGCGCCTCATCGTGGGGCACCTGTACGAGAACCGGGTGGAGGAGGTTACGGGCACGATTACCACGCGGCTGAAGTTGGGCATCGACGCCCTCGTCAGCCCCTACCGGGTGCTGCAATGAAGTTCGGCCGGATGGACTCCCGCATCCTCATCGAGCGGGCGACCCTGACAACGAACGCGTACGGCGAGCGGGCGCAGGCGTGGACCACCCTGGCCACCGTCTGGGCCGACGTCATCTTCCGCGAAGGCTCCGGCAACGAGGCGATACAGAGCTTGCAGCTTATGAGCAAGCAGCCGGTGCACTTCATCATCCGCTACTCTACGACGGTGGCGGCGGTGACACCGAAGGACCGGGTGACCTACAACAGCAAGGCCTACAACATCGAGGCCATCCAAGAGATTGGGAGGAACGAGGGCCTGCGCCTCACTTGCACGATACGGGAATGATCTACTGGCAGCTCGAGCAGAACGTTTTCAAGAAGTTGGAGCGCGCGGCACAGTTCGGCGCTATCAATGAAAAAGACGTGCGCCGACGTTACCGCAAGGTGGCGCAGATATTCGTGCGCAAAGCCAAGGGCATGATAAAGCCGTACAAGCGCGACATCGTGGTGCGGCCGAACAAGGACGCCCTGCTCGTCTACCGCGGCCAGCTCCGCGACTCCATGGGCACCTGGTCACCCGACAACAAGTTCCCGACGGTGCTGGCCGGGCCGCGCGCCAACCACCCCATGAAGCGCAAGGTGCCAGCTACCTCCGACGGCTGGTTCGCCCACATCGTGGAGGAGGGAGATTTCCCGGAGGAGTTCGGCGGCAAGTCGGCAAGCCACCCGAACTACAAGATCATCCGTCGTGCGATGGAAGCGACGCAGGCGCAGATGCGCGTGAAGCTGCAGCAGGAGCTAAAACAGGAGTTCGAAAAATACATGCGATGATTGCCGGCAAAGCCATCTACTACCTGCTCACCAACGACGGCCCCATCAGCGCCATCGTGGGCACGCGCGTCTTCCCGGAGATTGCCGACCAAGAGCAGACGAAACCCTACGTTGTCTACAGCATCCGCAGCAACGACCCGAGCGACGTGCAGGCGGCACCGTCTGCGCTCGACACAGCGAGCGTGGAGGTGAACTGCTACGCCCTGAGCTACACCGCAGCCATCGACCTGTCCGATGCGGTGCGCACCTGCCTCGACCGGCGCAGCGGCACCTACTCCGGCGTCAACGTTCAAAGCATCCAATACATCACCGAGGTGATGGATTTCGAGGAGCCCCAGCGCCTCTACCGGGTGATGAGCGACTACGAGGTGCGCATCGACAGGAGCAACTACACCCTGCCAACCACCTCTGCCATTCGGCCCGACCTGTACATCCGCGGTGCGGTGTACGACGAGCCGCGCACCCTGGCACTCACTAACGGCGCGAGCTTCACGGTAAACTCAGACGATCACCTGCTATTCGCCAACTACGCCAGCGCCAGCGGCAACGCGTCGGCAACCCTGCGCCTGCCGGCAGTAAGCGGCAACGAGGGCCGAGAGATACGTGTAAAGACCGGTAACCACCTGTCCAACCAGCGCACGCTCACCCTGAGCCCTGCCGCTACGGACACGGGCGTCACCATCGACGGCAGCGCCTCGGCCACCATGGACCGCGACTACGACGGCATAACGGTGCACTGCATCGGCGGACAGTGGTACATCACGCAGCGGAAATCCAAGTAAGGCAAACTCCGTACATTCGGGCCATGATTGTGACTCTTAAGAAGCCCCTGAAGCTCTACGGCTACGAGTGGGAAACGGGCAAGACCGTCGAGGTATCGATGAAATTCTACCGCATCCTCGTCGCTGGCGAGTACTGCGACGCCCACCCGGAGGACGAGGCCTACAAGAAAGCGGCCAAGGCCAAGAAAGCACCCGCGCCGCAGCCTGAGCTCACTGATCAACCCGCACCTGAACTCCAACCCGAAAACACTCCCGACTGATGGCACAGACCACTGGCTACCTGAATGCCTCGAGCATTCGCTTCTTCACCGGCACGACCGACGGCACCCACACGGTGGTCGGCGCAGTGACCGAGTGCAGCATCTCCATGAGCACCGATGTGCGCGACATCACGACCAAGACCTCCGCAGGCTGGCGCGAAATCCTCCCGGCCCTGAAGTCGGCCAGCATCAACGTCAGCGGCATCTTCGCTGAGGACGCTACGAACAGCTTCAACGCTTTGGTGGACTACCAAATCGCAGGCACCAAGGTCTTCGCGGTGTTCTCCAACGTCGGCAGCGGCAGCTTACCGAACGCAGGGGACGAGGAGTTCGACGTCGCTGGCTACATCACCAGCATCGAGCAAACGGCTGGCTTTGAGGATAACGTCACCTGGTCGTTGACCATGGACCTCACCGGCGCTGTCGTACGTGAGACCATCGTCTGATGCTGGTTGAACTAAGCGGCCGCACCTTCACCCTGCGCGCATCCCTCGGGGCGTGGCGCAAGTTCGAGCAGAACACCGGCGTGAAGGTGGCCAACATCGACCAGACAGACGTCACGCGCATCCCCGAGTTGGCCTACTACTTCGCCGAGGCAGGAGCCAAAGCGAACGGCCACACCTGGGACTTGACTGCGGACGACTTCCTCGAGCTTTGCACCATCGCCGACCTTGAGACCCTGACGCAGGCCGTCGCGGCCTT